GATAAGATTCAGACATTACAATATTTCCAAATTTATCTTTATAAAAATCTGGTTCCGGAGTTTTTTTTGTCGTCTCCTGAACATATAGTTGTTGTATCCAATCTTTTGATGCGTTTACCGTCATTTTAATTTTGTTTTCTTTGGTTATAAAACGCTAACAATACTTGATATGTTAGCGTTATGTCATTACCCCAGGTTACTTTCATAATTAAACAATTTCACACGCACCACCAGCACAAGCTGCTTCACCACGAAGATCGGTGTTATCTTGTAACTCAATTACTTTTGTAAGATCAACATTTTTTAATGTTGTTGATAGTCTTTCAAAATCTTCTTTTGTACAATCTTCAAAAGGTGCTTGTGTGTAAGTTCCTCCGTTGTATGGTAAAACTGATAATCCATTATAGAATTTTCTATTTTTCCACATCCAATCACCAACTAAATCCCACTCGTCTTCTTTAATCGAAACTGTTGCTGATACGTTGTGAGTATTTTGTCCAGTTCTATGTCCAGGTTTAATCCATTCTTGTGATACTTTTTTCACTCTCTCGAGCATTTGGAATACTGACTCGTATCTCAAAATTGATCCTTCTGGTGCTCTTTGTGGAATTGTAATTACCGCAGTGTCGTGTGGTCTAAAATATTCATCTTCAACAAGTTCCGGGTGGTTGATTGCAAGATATGTATAAATTGCTTCATTCTTCCCAACACGGATTCTTCTTAAATAATAATCATTATGCCAAGCGTGAATTCCAGATGATGTTCCCAGTACTAATGATGAGGTACCAGATGGTTTAACAGTTGTCGTTCTTGCTGACTTGTTAATACCAATAAGTCCGGCAACTCTTTCATTTTCTTCTTTAACCGCTTGAGCTGCTGCTTTCATATCATAACCTAAAACAACACCTGATCCAATTCCTGTCATTCCAACACCGATAAGTGCATCTTTCTCTGTTGTTCTTTTCCAAACATCTCTCAAATAATGGAAGTCAGTGTAACCAGCTTGTAGTGTTCCAATAAAGGCCGCACCTTTCACTCTATTTTCAAAATCCTCTTGAGATTCTAAATCTGAAGCGTTAACTTCGCACAAGTTACAGAATTGGTAAGGACGAAGTGCAATCTCACAACAAGGGTTTGTTCCCCAATCTTTATCGTTTGATAAATAGATTCCAGGTTCTCCAGCTCCAGACAATTCAATTCGTTTCCAAAGATCCATAAAATATTCTTGTGTTACTTTATGTCTTAAAAGAACTGCTGAATTGTTTGCTCTACCTCTTTGTGGATTTGATTCCCACCAGTTTCCGGACTTACAAGAAATCATTTCTTCATCGTCAGCACTAAATAATGAAATTAAAGCCGCTCTACGAATTCCACCGGCAAGTACAGCGTCAGCGATATGACATACGATGTCGTGTGTTTCAATAGGTGTTAATTTATCGCCATCATTTTTGTTTTCCATAACCTTTGTGATGTTGTGAATACAATCTTTTAAAGGTTGTGGTCCTGGTGCTTTTCCTCCAGATGTAACAAGAAGAGCTCCTTTTTGACGAATGTCTGAAAAATCAAATATAGGTGTTGAAGATTTAGTTCCCATATACGATTCGATTAATACTTTAATTGCATCAGCCCATCCCTCAATAGAATCACCAATTAGGTATCTTCTTGTTCTTGTTGGGTTTGGTTTTTTAATTTCTGGTAATTTATCAACGTGATGTTTTTGTACTGAAAACCCAACGCCGGTTCCACCTAACAATAAAAACATTGTTTCTGAAAATGCGTCTGTGTGGTCTACCGGTAAGTAAGCACAGTTATAAACTCTGTTTGGTGAGATTTCAATTGGTTTACCACCGAATTGTAATGATCTCATTGATGGTAAGATTTTCTTATCATATACCATTTTGTAGACGTTTTCAATCTCGTCTTTAATTTGTGGGTATTTTTTTTGGTGCATTTCTTTATTTCTTGTCACCAATTCTTCCCACGTCTCCCTTCTATTTAATTCAGGGACGAATTTAGCGTATTTCATATATACTGTAATATCGCTTAATATTTTTTGTGAAATATCCATATTTACAAATTTAATTATTTTATTTTTAATTTTCTACTGATTTTGTTTTTTCTTTTTGTTGTCTCTTTTCCAACAATTCCTTAACCCTTTGTCGTTGTCTTTCCTCTTTTTGTTCTTCTAAACCTAAGAATGTTGTTGTAGATTCTGTATCAATATCTAGCATTGCATTATCAAATTTGCAATTTTCAAATACCACACCGTCATCTCCTATACGAGATTTGGTAATTGCTATTGTGGCAAGTTTCATTTCTTTTTGTTGTAATGACTTTGCTACTGTTATAATAACGTGACCTACTTGTGCTTTCTTAATTGATCCACCCATTTGGTCCGTTGTTACAACATCTGATGATATTGATGAACGGTTACCTTGTGTTGCGGTCCAACCAACTATGCTTAGTTCGTGACACATAGCTTCAAACGCTCTCATTACAGACCCTTCACTCTTCCATTCGTCCCCTAGGTTTTTATCCGGAACAACACAATCAATATAATCTAAAATTACCATATCTATCTTTGTTCCGTCAGCAATCATCTTTCTAATCTCATTTTTGATTTGAAGCATTGTTTTGGTGTCAGATGGTAATTTTTTCAAGATTAGTTCATTTGGCATAGATTCCTTGATTTCTTTTACTTTTTGCATTACCTCATCCCTTTTTTCTGACAATTCGTCAGGATGAATTTTTGTCCAAAGGGTAAAATGTTTCCTTTGTATCACTTTTGGGTTGTCTTCAAAAAAGATTTGAAGAACGTTAAATCCAAGGTTAAATGCGTGATTCGCAATCTTTGTTGTTAGAGTAGATTTTCCAACTCCGGTCGGTGCAAGTATTACACCAATTTCACCTTTAGCTAATCCTCCTTTCATTAGTCTATCGATACCAGGTATTCCCATTGGGATTGGGTGTCTGTAATCGTCATCTAGCACTTGATCTAGGTTTGAAAAGACATCCATAGCACTTGTGTCTTTTGAACCAACCAATAAGGCTTCTCTTACTAATTCTTCTAACGTGTCGTAGCTTTCAAACTCTCCACCGTCAATAATTTTTTGTGCCTTTTTCATCACTTTCTGTAACTCTTGTTGTTTACAGAATTTAAGTGCTTTTTCTTGTACGAAATCCACCCCCTCGATAGGTGCATCCTTGATTTTCTTAACAGTATCAAGGACAACTTTAATAGCAGTTTCCTGTTGTAATTCAGATTTGGCTACTTGTTCCAGAGTATCAAATGATGGTGTGTGGTCGTATTTTTTATAATACTCTTTTATCATCTGAATGATAATTTTAAAATACTTATTTTCAAAATAATTATTCTCAATTACATCAATGATTGAATGTGAAAATTCTTTGTCTACAATAATTTGGTTAAGTAATTGAATTTGAAAATTGTTTCCGAGATACTCAAAGTTTTTGTTAGTCGCCATATATTTTTCTTATGTTAGTAATGATAAATACTACTACAATTAGATAAATTGTGGATAAAAATAATTAAATTTTTTATCTGAAAAAATGTCAGTAAGTTCCGACAATATGCTTTTCAGCTTTGGGCGTAGGTCTACGGTATATCTCACCTTTGGTGGGTATACTTTTGCGTCAAATGATCTCTGACAAATTGTCATATTATCTACCTTAATATAAAGGTTAAAATTTTCATCTCCCTCCGTAATTGATGTGTTTAACACCTCCGGATTTTCCATAATTTCATATTTGTTCTCCAACATATAAACTACGGATCTCATTTTTAAATCAGTTTGTAGGGAGTTACAAAAAGATTTGATGTAGTCATAAAACTCTTCTGATTTGTGGGCATTTTTATTAAACCCTTTAACATTGAAAAATCTTTGTACCACAATGTTGTCATTACACATTAACAAAAATTCAACTTTTGTTACATCTTGTTCTCTCATTTTTTTACTTTTTTGGTTTGTTTCTAAAATTTGTTTTTTCTTTTCTCGATAGTTTTAAAAATGGTCTTAAAAAATTTACCCAGGCGTCGTCACCTTTTGGTAGAAATTTAAAAAATCCGTCCTCCATCATCATTCTAATTAAGTTTCTATGTCCTCTTCCGTCTGGATCCAATGACTCGGAGTAATATAAACTAACTAGTTCTTTTCCTTCATCTGAAATAAGTGGGTTTGCAAGGTCCACCAATTTCTCATTTATGACAAAAAACTCTTCTCCAAAAATCCCTTCTTTGGTTTTACCACTAAGTAGATTTTGTAAGGCTACATTTCCTTTTTGTTCTGTTAACAACTTTTCAGCCTTGGTTAAAATATCGGTATATTTAACCTCACTTTCAAGTATTTCTGGAAATAATTTAAGAAATGTTTTTTCACCAAGATAAAAGATACCATCAATATTATCCGAACTATCACCGGTTAATATTTTGTAGGTTTTAATATTATAGTGGGGGATTTCAGATGAATCCATCTTAATTCCATCCCCCAGTTTATAATATCTCTTATGTTGTGGTGAGTATATAGAGACCCTATCGGAAATAAGTTGTGTTAAATCCCTATCTGAAGAAAAAATAGTCTTATCTTCATCCTGTGATATTTGACAATAATAAGCGACCAAATCATCGGCCTCTGATTGTTCAACTTCTAATTGTCTTACAAACATCTCTTCAAGGTATTGTTTTACCCTCTCTTTTTGTTTTAAAAAAGATTGTTCTTTAAAATCTTCGTCGTCTTTTTGTTTACGATTTAATTTGTACTTTGGGTATATAATTCTTCTTTGTGATGATCCGGTATCGCTATCCCAAAACACAACAACTTTATTGTAGTTATTTTCTTCTAAAAATCGTCTTAGAGTGTTTAAAAAATGCCAAGTACCACCAACGTGTTCACCTTTGTTAAAAAAGTCTCTAACACCGTGGAAACCGATTTTTAGAAGGTTATTACCATCTACCAATAAAGTTTTAGTCATTTAATTCTTCGTTTGATTGGTTTGACAATACTGGTTCTTTTTCAACAATGTAGTCACCAAGGAATTCACTAAATATTGCTTCCATAACTGGTACACATATTGAGTTACCGGCAAGTGAGACATGTCCTTTTGTTGATAATGATGTTGTTAACAATAAATCAATATCTTCGTCACGAACACCCATAAATCTATATCCCTCTCTTGCCGTGATATTTCTTACTCTACCATCTTCAGTCATAATCTGTGGTGAACCACTTGTTGTAAGACAAGGTGAGCAACCGTCAACAGAATATATTCTTCTTGTTTGGTCATAATTTACATCATCTCTTCTTGCTATTAACTTACATATTGTATTTCCTTTTGGTTGGTGTGGTGTGTATGGACAGTCAATGAATAATTCTGGGTCCTGTGTATCCTCAATAAAAGACCTCATTGGGATTCTTGTTTTTTTGTAGTTATCAACATTCTCCATTCTTGTTGCAACATCAGTATGGTCTCCATTAAGAACTGAAATCATAAATACTCTTTCTCTATTTTGTGGACAACCAAAGTCGGCACCATTAAGTAATCTCCAATATGATGTGTAACCAAGACCTCTTAAAAAATAGATATGTTTTTTAAAATTTTCATAATGATTTTTTGAGATAAGGTTTTTAACGTTTTCCATTAACAAATACTTAGGTCTATTTGTTGATAAAATTCTTTCAACATCAAATAATAACCCACTTCTAGTCCCTTCTTTAATACCTCTTTGAACTCCTGAGATTGAAATGTCTTGGCAAGGGAATGAATATGTTAATAGGTCACACTCTGGAAAATTATTGTGGTCAATTTTTGTAATATCACCTAAATTACCCATTTGTGTTTTATGTAAAACATCATAACACTCATTTGCTTGTTTGAAATTGTCACAGTTAGCAACATTTTCATGGTCAACACCAATATATTTAAGTGCTAATTCTTGTGTTCCATACCCGGAAAATAAAGAAACAACTTTTAATTTATTCTTGTTCATATACCTTTTCTTCTTTTAAATCAAATTCACCATCTACACCTATAATTGTTTTCCAATATTCGGCATATTCACTTTTGTAAGTCTCAATAGACTTTTTTTCTTCTGTAGCATCTTTTCCAGGTAAGAAACCGTGTGGGGTTACAATAATCTTACCATCTTCAAAACCAAGTCCATTGATATGGTTTTT